TAGGTGTACTGATAGGCGTAGATGTAAACTACAAGTCCTATTAGTGCGAGTAGTATAGCTATCGCTACTCTTTTAAGGTTTTTGCGTTTCAAAGCTTGTCTATTGTTAGACTTTTTGTCCTTGTTTAGTGCTTTCATTATACAGCCTAACGATTATGGATGGCTATATAAAAGATGGCACCGACTAGCGATACAGAGAAAACGCCAGCTAAGATTTTATCTACTGGCTGTAGAAAATACATTGCTCCCGCAACTGATAATACCGACAAACCTAGTAAGGCTATCCAATAGACTAGTGAGTCCAGTTTAGACGGCCCTTCTTTGGCTTTCTTTTGTTTAGGGTATTCAGCCCTCATTTGTACTTTTGACATTTTGACTATCCTTATTTAGGTACTTATAAGTTTAGCACAACACACTAATTATGTCAATAATTATTATGCTTAAAATAAAAAACCACTGGTGAGACAGTGATTTTATAAAGTAAAAACTTAAGTTGTTAAGTACATAGTATCAAATAAGAAAGCGACTAGCAAGGGTGGGCAAGCTAGCCGCTGAGCCCAGAAGATAGTCAGACTGGAACTCACCTATATTATAGCTTATTTTCTGTAATTGTCGGGATGCTCTAGCATGTAGGATATATACTCTTTAGCATCGTGCACTATTTGCGCCAGCGCTTCTGATGGCGGATTGTATGTCGGATTATCTAGGGCGTCATTATCCAGCCTGCTTCTAACTCCGTCACCATATTTTAGGTCAAGGGCGGGCTTGTATTTCTCAAGGTTACCGCTCTTCATCTTATTGCAATGGAACGAACATTGTAGGTTAACGTTTTCTTCGTCATGTCTGAGATACCAATTTCCTCTAGTTATATAATGGCCAGCATCCCACCCCTTGATAAACCGCAGCTTGCCATTGTCGTCTATCCATGCGACACGACCAGTTTTTGAACAAGTGATACAGGCACCATACCACCCATCTTCTTTAAACTCTGAATCTCTTAGCCTGACATACCTGCTAAACCACTCATCCGCACTCTTTTTAAGCAATGCCTTTGGTGATTTCTTGCGCTTTTTTGTCGTGGGCTTAAGCGACGTCTTGCTAGTGAGCCCCTTTTTTCTTTGCATTGAGTTTTCGCACCTTTACTGATTTTAGTTGCGCTTTTTTGATATCTTCCTTACTCATTATGCTAAACCCAGTTGGCTTCTTGTGCAATAGTCGGCGTCGGCGCATCTCTGCCCTATAGCCCTCAATGCCACCATATTTCTCTATCTGGGTAGCGTTGGCTTTCTTAAGTCGTTCGGGTATTACTTTATCCATAGTCTACTCCTTAAAAGGGAATATCTTCTAACGATATGGGCGCATCTTCGTCTTTAAACTCGTACTCTTTCTTAGCACCTAACTGCTCTGCTACGGCTTTGGCTTTTTCGTAACCGCTCAGTTCTTTGGCTGGCTCTTCAGCATCACCTAATAGTTCAGCTAAGTCGCCGTCTGATGCGCTGTTAGCAGCCTTCTCCACGACTACAGCTGTTAAGCTGCTACTGACGCCTTTACCAAACTTGTTCTCCCACTCAAAGGCGCTAGCTATTAATGATATGCGGGCGCCATAGCCCAAGTTGTTCATCGTCAGACCATTAAGCCCAGCAAAGCGGGTATAGTCATTAATCTTAAAGGCGTACTGTTTCTTACCCTCATATTCTTTAAAGTTAGGCTTGCCGGCTTTTTCTCCCTTGCCGATATTATTCTCTACTACCCAGTTGGTAATCTCTTTAACAACTTCTGGGTCGGTTGCAGCGATTGTAATGCTCTTGCCGAATCCAGTATCGTCTAGGTTGGCAAACACCACCTCTACATTATTTAGTCTTATTTTTTCACTCATCTTATCTCTCCTTATAATAATTTAGTATTCTCACAATTACAGTCCTTTATGGGGACGAATAGTTTACGTTTGCTTAGTGGTACTACATAGACCTTAATCCTTCCGTTTGGTTGTATCGGGCACTTTTGAATAACGCTCTTAGTGAGATGAAACCAGCCGTATTTCTGGCGGGCGCTATGGTTGGTAAAGCGCACAATAACATTCTCCTCCCCTACGTCAACGGCGTCCTTATCTATCAGCACCTCTTTAGTACTCCACTTGGGGTCTTTTATCCAGTTGATGATAGTGTGGGGCGTGTGCCTGCAGAAACTAGCCATTTTGTTCCTCCTTCCACTTAGCATAGAGCTCCATACTGCACGGCTCTCCATTGTAGAAAAATCCATTATAGGCTTCACGGCTCATGAACCCGCCCTCGTAATCAGCACAGGTGCACTTCGGCATAGTTTGTTTCTTCCAGTAGCCGTTGAGGGTGCGCCAATATTGTACGACATCCTTCTCAAGCTCTGGCGACCACATCAACTGTTGTTCGCCCATCATCAGCGCATCTTTCTCAATCTTTAGTATTCTGGCTTCTAGCAAGTCTGGCTGTTCTTCTAAAATTGGCACGATGTCAGGGTTTGTGGTGTTTTTTAACATATACATATAAGTGCCAAGTTGTAGGCGATGAAAATGGCTCATAGTGTTGCCGTTCTTCTTAGCCCACATAAAAGCTCGGCTATTAACCGTCTTATAATCGTAAAGGATTAGGTGGCCGTCAGCTAATATCAGGTCGTCAAAATGCCCCCTCACCATCAATTCTTCGTCTTGCAGTTCTAACTCTTGGGCAATAGATATGCCAGCCTTGCGGGTAATCTCCTGTATCCAGTCGTGAAAAATATGCCCGCTTGTAAAGACTCGTTGCTTGCGGGCGTTTTCGTTGTTCTTTGGCACTCCTAAGCGTTCAAAGATGAGCTTGCGCATACAATAGCCAGCTGAACTAGCCGACCAGTAATCGCCATAATCGCGCACCTTCTTGGCCTCTTCTAGCAAGTGGTCGTCTATGATTGTGCGTACCCCAGTTTCGTATAAACCCATTGACTATCTCCTTCTACTTATATTGTAGCATTACACAACTATTGTGTCTAGCTATTTGTATAAATTACGTCGTTCCCTCAATAATTTTTTTAACCTGAGTAGGGCTATCCTAGTTGATATATTTTGTTTAACTGATAATAGCTCGGCTACCTTAACCTCATCCCGCATAACATCTAGCATTAAACACAGTTTTGCTATTTTAGCTAGTTCTTTTTTTGTTTGAAAAATCATTTTTGCCCCCTTTAATATTTTAATAAGAACTTTGTTTCAGCATATGGCATAGATTGCTTGGTCTTGGTGGTGGTGACTGTAACCTTGTGCCCAATTTTAACCCCATCCTTAATAACCAAATCAGCTTTAACGGTGTTTAGTTGTAACCTAAGACTAGCGGCATACTCGATAGCTTTGCCCCCAGGCGTATAAGTTGGCTCACCATACATACTAAAGCTATCTCGCAGTTGGTTGATAAGGATAAGGGCGCAACCACTCTTGGCTACTACTTCAGGCAACCGACGGCTAAAGATACTATTCATTACTTTGCCCTTAACACCTACTACATGGTCGCCTATTTCACTTTGGGCTTCTGTGCGTGTTATCGTGCCCGCCACACTATCCAAAATTATAACTTCATACTTATTTAGGCTATCTAATATAAGCTGCCCTATGTCTTCTAAAATGCTACAGGTGCTAAAGTCTACTTTAGTAGGGTCTGCCCCAAGCTGCCTAAGCCGTTCTATATTAAGGGCGTTCTCGGCATCTATATACAAAACCTTGTGGTCTTTAGATATGGCAGCCAGCATATACATCATCAGAGTAGACTTACCAACGCTCTTTTTACCATAGATTTCTGTCACCCTGCCCTTGGCATAACCGTGCACCATCTTGTCTATCTCTGGCACACCAGTAGTTATAAACTCAAGCGGTGGGTAGTTATCCATGCTCTCTACCTTTGCGCCATCTTGCTTGTCTGTTTTCTTAGCTTTTGCCATTTAGTTCTCCAAAGTATTCTTTTAGCTTAGTGCGTAGTTCGTTGGCTGTCTGGCTTTGGCCGTCGCTATATCCCTCTTGATATTGTTCGGGTAAGGGTATTGTAGCTATTTTAAAAGCTACTACCTGTTCTATAATCTCTAATAAGTCTGTTAGTATAGCTTTTTTAATTTCTTTTTCTAAGTCTTCTGCTCCGCTTGGCATAAACTGTGTGATTAAATCTAACCTATCATCTAAACTCATTTATTTATCTCCTTTTAGTGCTGCGATACGGTCTTCTATATGTTTTCTTAACAGCTCTCTGTCAAATCCACACACATAGCATGGCCATTTCCATTCAGGTATCATGTCAGCTACTGGCGGCATAAGTTTGCCAAGCTCATCTATTCTTGCCTCTCTTACTTGGTCGGCTATGAGGGATTTGATTGCGTGGTAACTTTCGTTAGCTTTTGCGTCCAAGTCAACATCTTCGCCTTGCTCATAATCGCAAGCTACATCTATAAGTGTGTCGGGTATCTTAATAGCTGGGTATATCTTTTTCATTCTTGCTCGCTTTCTGCTTCAAATACTTTTCCACACACTACACATATTTGTTCGCCAATGTGTTCTGCTAACCCATATTTACAGGCAGGGAATCCAGGCTCATACATCTCTAGTATTCCTTTTTGCCCCACATACATAACAATGGTCTACATTCCAACAGTGGTCGGAATTTACAGCTCTGAATCCACATTCACTCACAATATTTCTTCACTTTCTCTCTTAGTTCTTGGCGTACAAAGTTTTTGCCACCTACCCGATAAAACCTACACTTGCTCTCATCGTTACCAGGGTGGGGCTGTTTCTCATCTTCACCTATTATCTGAAGTAGGTCTGATAGTATAGCTTTCTTGTTTTCTGCAAAGTTCTCTGACAATACACACTCTTTGTTACCGCATAAGCACCATGTATCAAACTCTATTAGCCTGTCATCTAGTATCATCACTCAGTCCTAACTCTCTTAATGCTCGCTGTTTCATAGTTTCAGCGTCTTTTAATACTTGTAGCCAATGGTCGTGATTTTCTATGAGTTCTAATAAACAATGTCCTACTAATCTACCATCTATTTCAAACTGTGGGCAGTTTAATCCTAGCCCTTGTTCAGTCCCATGATTGTGTATCATTTATCATCTCCTAGTTCTTTAATACGGTCATCTATTGCAGATTGCAAATCAACAACAGGTATTCCATACTGTGTTGACTTACATAGCCTTAACTCTAATCGCTCTAGCTCATCTAAGCGTGCCTCTCTTACTTGGTCGGCTATAAGAGCTTTGATTTGCTCTTTGTGCCAGTCGCTATTGAAGTACCACTTTGTAGTGTCTGTTGCCCTTGCTTTTCTTACTGCTTGATTTAATATATTGTCTATCTGCTTATCTAGGTTAGGTTCATCTATCTGTGTCATAACTCTCCTTATCTTTAGGTTCGGCTTCGGTTAGTTTTCTGTATATGCTCTCTACCAGCCTTGGGAAGTTATCGCCAGCAGCTTGGTACAATCTATCATTAAACTCATACCCGATAGTGTATTTATAAGTTGTGTTTGGCATGTCACGGTATACGACTATCCTAGTAGCACCAATCTTTTCTAATAGTCTGGTGGCTTGGTTTAGCTCAAACTTCCAGACTGGGTCAATTGTTATAGCTGTTGCCATATGTCTCCTTTACTTTAATTGGTTGTAGGCGTGGTTCTAGTAGCAAGTGGCTCGTGCTGCCCTTGTTTCGCAACTTGACGGCTTTATTTCAGCCGATGACTGCACGAGTTTGTCACTCGCTTAGGCCCGCAAGGGAGTTACCATACGGCAACTGTTGGGTATCGCTTCTGCGCCCTTGCAGTGTTTGGTGGGGTCGGGTCACCTCCCCCACGTTTCCCGAAACCTGTCGCCATCAGTCCGTGTAAGCACTATGGGGTCACAGCCTACGGGCTAAAGCTATACCATAATGCCACCAGTGGCTAAGTGGATTTTGTGTTGGCTGTTAGTTTGCAACTCACTTAGCTAAGTATTTTTAGCACCAACATAAGTTGTTAATTTACTACCGTATAATCTAGTTCTTTTGGCGGTTTATAGGTGCTCATCACCCTTTCTGTACCAAACTTAATAGCAAAATACGTTATAAAGTACAAAGCTATTAAGAATAAACCGAAGTAGAACCAAGGACTTTTAAACAGTTTCATTTTTTCTCTTTCGGCTTACTCTGCCACCCTTCTGTCCTACATAACTAGCCCTCTCAGGGCCCGTCAGGCCGTCTTTGCCTTGTAATAGGCAAGCGAACCCACCTGTGCGTGATTTAGCGCCTCCAAGGGCTCCTATGCGCTTGTAGAAGTCACTGCCGTGCTTCTGTCTATTGGTTTCTGCGGCTGCTTTGCCACCTGCTTGTGTTCCACTCGTGGTTTTATCCTCTATTCTCCAAATATTTATCTCGTATACTAATAGCTTCTTCTAGTGTCTGTATTCCTACTTTACGATAGCGATTACCGTCTATCTGTACTCCTACAGCATACCTTCCTTGCTGTTTAGTTATATGCTTTGGTAACATATATTGTTTCCTACGATTTTTCCTATATTCAACACCGCTACAAGCTTTTTGATAAGCTTTTTTGGCTTCTTGTTCGGTGCCGTAACGACCATAGTACTTGCTTCTATACCGCACTATCCATTTTTGCTTGCTTTTATCCCAGCAGTAACCCTTAGTATTTTTACGGTTGTTAGCATTTTCTTTCTGCGAGCAAACCCTTAGGTTACTTTTGCGATTATCAAGCTTATCTCCGTTTAGATGGTCTGTAATCATTCCTTCTGGCGTCCTAGCTACTAGCCTATGTAATCTAATACTGCCTTCTGGTGTCTTTCGCATTGCATATCCTGTGTCAGATAGGTACCAACTTAGGTGTCCATATTTTTTAAATGTATTGTCATCAACTATTGTTGACTTGTTTTTTCCTCTTTTTCCTGAGAGAGATATTGTTTTCATAGGTACATTATATCATACGTTTACTGTCCCTGCCATTTAAAGCTCCTCCCCGTTGTCACTTAAATAAACTTCGTGGTCACTACAATAAAATGGCTCCTGTGTAACATCAATCGTACACTGGTAGTGGTTCATTTTTGCTCCTTTTCTATTAGTGAGCAGACTATCTTTGCTCTAGTGCTTACTATACGCTTATGTGTTGTGTAAGTCAATAGTCTTTATACTTTATTTTTTATAATGTTTATGTTGTTCTATATTTTAATATTTATAAGCACGACAAATAAGCCTACAGTTTTATTCTGTAAGCGCAATAGTGACACGTCATACTACAGCATTACCGATAGTGGGATATGTTTTATATTATAAATTCACATAATTCACACACTATACCGACTATTGGTGCTGGTTCTCCCATTTTAATTTCCATTTGTCTTCTATCTATTTCAGACTTAATAGCTTTTTCAAATGATACTTCAACACCGCACACACAACAGGTGCTTTTCATAATACTCCTTTTTGTTAATGTACGACCTCTATCGTATAAGGGTGTCTGTTTAGAGCCGACACAGCCCAGTTAGTTGTTCGTACCACCATTTGTACGTTTGACACTTATTTTATAAGCCTTGTGCCCGTCCGCCAACTATGCGTCCTGTCTAGCTAATAATGGTGTTGACATAAAAGTGTTTGTTATGTTACGTTATATATATAACGAAAACAAACGTCTGACTCCACGATACGGGGTCATTTTCTTTTAATGAGTTATTTAATTTTACGAAAACAAAATAACTATTTTTAAGTTACATTATTTGCTCGCTATTGTCAATTATTAAATGCTGTGCTTAAATTCTGGTATTAGGTTTAGCACCTTACCCAATCTATAGTTTTTTGACTTTCCTACTCTAACTCCTAAAACACATACCCTCTCTTTAGCCTTCGGGCTAACATAATTAACGTCTCATAGCCTAGGGGCGTTTTTTAAAGCCACCCTATTATTAGTAGCAGCCCATAAATCCAACTACCAAATATCAATAGCGCCATTAGTATTTGTTCCATTACAACCCTCCTAACTACACTCAGCGTTGTTACAATTAGCTGTCCACTCCTGCCCACACATTGCACAATGCGATTTAAATATCCAGACGGCTTGTTCTAGGTCATTAGCGCCTAACGCCCGTTCTAGGGCTTCTACGTAGCTCTCAGAGCCATTTTCATTAGCATAGTCTATTGCTTCAGCTATCTCTTCCAGTATCTCAGTGTTTACAATGTCACTCATTTTGTCGCTCCTTTTCTATTCTTAGCTATTTGTTCTTTTAATTGTTTAATTTCGGCATCTCTAGTAGCATGCGCATAACCGTGCTCATAGCCTAAATCGTACATTTCTTTTATGACTTTTCTATACTCTTTCGTTAAGTTGTCGCTATCTAATTTGTCGCTCATTTTAAAATCTCCTTTGCTATTTTAAATATTATTGCCACCAACCCACCTACGGCTATTGAAACACCAATAGTTATTAACAAATCTTTAGTCCTGCTCATTTTAAAATCCCCTCTAAATCTATTAAATCTTGTACTGTATGATGAGCGTCTAAGCCATGTTGCGTCCACTGTTGCCCTTCTTCGTCCCATTGCTCAATCGTTACAAGCTCTCCGCACTGTTCAGCTTGCACTTCTTGGCTATACCATTTAATCCGTAGCTCGCCGTCAATCGGTCTCGGCTTAAATAGCTCGTGCCTTGCCTCGTGCTCGCCCTCGTTGTCTCTAGTGTACATCTCGCACACCTCGCACCACCATTTAACTGCTATCTTCATTACATCGCCCTCCATACTAGCCACACCACACCGCCAACAGCCATACACACCAGCACCGCAAGTGTTGTTTCACTCTTTTCGTTGTCAATTATTCTACGCATCTTTAAAACTCCGTTACTTCTGGCAACTCTGCCATTTTAGTATCTATTAGCGCCCGCACCATATCTAGCGCACGAGGGTTAACAGTCATTGCATAGATGTCATTTAGCATTTGCAACTCTGAAAATCTCGGATTATCTGCTTTAAGTGCTGCGCCGAACTGTTCAATCGTTACGCCAACCCCCGCAACAGGGGTATATTGGCACTCATTAAGTGACTGTGCCAACGTTTGCGCTATGAGGTTATAGTCGTGTCTTTTCATTTTATGCCCCCTAAACTATAATCTACTACCTGAAAATGGTCGGCTGTGGAATAACTTCTAACATCTCCAGTTAGTAATTCTGCTAATATATAACCACCATTATCAAAATAGAACTTCATAGTAAAATATCCACGCCCGTCTACTTGATATTGGTCCACTACTTCGCTATATTCTTTACGTTTTTCGCAAAACTTTGCTAATTTTTCGCAATTATCTCTTGCCAAATGCCATTTGATTAATGATGTTATCATTTTATAACTCCTTTACTTCGTTATTTAAAAATCCTGTACTATTATGCCGCCGTCAAATTCTATAACTGTTGTGCTGTCTTTTAGTTCGTCTAAGTCTTTAATGTCTATGCCATTTTGCGACCAGTCGTTAAAGTCTTTATACTCTGAAAATTCGCAACACCATGCTACAGGGTCAAAAGATATATTTTCGCCTATATCGTTGCTCATATCTTCTAAATACTCTTGCAAGGCGTTTGCGCCCTCCCAGCTAAAATTATTCTTATAACTTTCGCTGTTAGCTATCCAGTTCGCAAATTCATGCTCATTAATTTCGTTGTATATCATTTTAAATGCTCCTTTATTAGTTGTACAAATATTGCCAACCATGATTTGTTAATTCGTTTACTAGCCATTTATGTTGTTTATTATTTAAACCTTTGCTATAGGTGTAAGTTTCAAACCAAAAGGTATTACTAGCATCATCTAAAATAATGTCTTGTATATTCTCGGCGTCTAGCGCATTAAACACACTTTTAGCAATAGCTGTATTATATTCTGGTAAGTGCTCTATTTTAGCTTTTAATTCATCATAAACCATATTAAAAATACTCATTGTTTAAACCTCCGTTATTAAAAACTTATATAATCGTCTATACCTAATTCATAAGCCAAATCTATTTCATCTTCGCTTAATTCTATACCATCAATTGTTGCCATTTTTTAAACCTCCGTAAAATTAAATTTATAAAATTTATACCTGTTATGTTGCCACTCATGCATCAGTTGTGTTTTAGTTCTGTAAGTTTCATTACTTATAAAACGTTTGCTGTTGTCTTTAAAAATTAGCATTATTGCAAACTTATGAGGCGCAACGTGCTTATAAACAGCTAGCATTTGACCACTACCCCTTAAAGTACATATATTGTCTAAATTCATTGTTTAAACCTCTGTTAAGCTAAAATTAATATTGTTTACAGTGTCTGTTTGATATCCGCCGCCTAAAACTAGCGCCATGTCACGCTTAATATAACTTTTTATATCGTCATTACTATAAAAACAATCTGTATCTATAGTATATATATCGTCATATGTTAGTTTTAAACCTGCTTTACAATCGGGGTGTTTTTCATTACTAACACCGCTTATAATTGCTTTATATTTAATTGTCATACTATTAGTGCTCCTTAGTCACTTAATTTATATGTTATGGCTATTATGCCTAACGTTAAAAAGTACATTAAACATGTACCTGCTAATATTATTAGAAGTGTCATTTTAATAACCTCCTATTTTTTACGGTTAATAGTAAAATTAACTTTTACTAATTCACCATTAATATAAATGTAAAACCCTTTTGTCTTTTGCATTTATAACCCCTTTTTGTTTATTGCTAGCGTGCTTATGAGGGGCTATGATGAGTCGCACATCATCACAAGCGGTTAAGCTTGCGCTCTATAGTAACCCCTAAAAAGCACACTAGCGCTTAATATTGCTATAACTTATAAATATACATTTACAAGCTATTATTAATGCCTAATCGTAGCATAGGCACTAATAACAGCTTGCTATGCTGTTAAATAGTTTGCTAATCTATTGCTGTAAATATAAGCATTTCAATTGACTACCGATAGCTGTATAGTCTAGCTTATATACTTAACGCTCAAGCGTTACAGTCCCTAAAATCTAGTGTATAACTGGTGCTAGTAACGAGCCATTAAGTCCGAGTTTACGGCGCTTTACTCTCAGCATTACTAGCATTGACAATATAAGCTAGCATGGGTAGTATTTTATGCTAGTTTACAACCCTTCTTATATTGCCAGTAATACACTAGATTAAATTGTTAAAGTACACTTAACTTGGCTATTAGATAGCCATTAAGCTAGTTACTAGTGTTAAACAGTTGTATTCTAGTATTTAAACTATCTGATACGCCTATTTAACCCCTGTAATGTAAATTGCCACCTAACTAATTAAAGTAAACTAGTAAACACGTTATTATATGAACGCTGTTATGACTGTTACCTTAATTGTTAAGTATTGCTAAGATAAATTAATTATTAACTTATCTTACTTACAGTATAGCACAACACAACATACTATGTCAATACTATTATAGTAAAGTTATACACAACCTATGGCGCAACAGATAAACAGGCGCCTTAAACTAACAGCATGACAACGGACTACCAGCGCACCACCACAACATGTTATATAATAAGAACAATATGGCATTAAAAAAGAATTCTAAAGCAATACTAGACATAATAGCTACTCAAAAAGGTATTAATCAAACACAAGCCTATAAACAGATACACCCTAACGCTAGTGACGTAACCGCGCGCAACAACGCTTCACAATTATTAAAAAAACCAGAGGCACAAATCTACTTACAACAACATATAGATAGAGCAAGAGATACGATAGTAAGTCTATTAAACAGTGAAAAAGATGACATTAAACTAAGAAGTGCAACAGATATACTAGATAGAACTCAAGGCAAAGCAGTGCAACAAGTACAAACCAGCAGCACTAAGCTAATATTAAGCATAGATTTGACAAATACAGATGATACAACAGATATAGACATGGTATAGTATAGTCGCACAATACACATTTTACGACATTAAACAATAAAAAAATAAATAAATTAACAGATACAAGAGCAATGCTAACACCTACCCCCCGTGCAGTCTACCTCTGTTAGTAACAACTCAAATACTATATATATAAGAAAAAAGAAGTATCTTCCCCTATCTGTAACTTCTCTTTCCCTATTCGTCTAATATCCCCCCAAACACACCCTAAACACACCCTGCTTGCAGCCATTTTCTGTACAATAATAGCCAAAATATACATAAAGTAGTACACTCGGTGGTATAACAGATAATAATATGGAGCACCTATCTTATGAAGGTTAAACTAAGTATTAGTATAGAAGAGAGCGTCTACAATCTTTCACTTAAAAGCCAGCGCAACAAGTCGCAATACTTGGAGCAGTTACTCAAGGCGCAGTACATTGAGGACTACAAGGTTACAATCGCTAAACAGCTTGCCGAACAGCTTAAACAGGATGACGACTTCAAGCGTTCAGTTAAAGACCTTTGCCACGATTATATGGAGGAGCGGAAGAGAGGTTATTGGAACGATTGATTTGTGTTATAATCCGATTAAAACCAATATCTCTTAAATAAAAGTTCTTGAAATAAACTAAACAAGGAAATAAATCAGATGGGAAAAACCTGGACTGACGAAGAGCGTAAAGCCTTCGGAGAGAAAATGAAAGCAGCTAAAGCCGCTAAACAACAAGATAAACCAATAGTAGATGAGAACACCCAGACGGACGTTCGCAACGAGGACTTAGACGAACTGAGAAGACGAGTAGACGAACTCACCAACCTATTAAAGGCCCAAACCATATCTCCGCCCCAACCTCAGACCTTCACCCAATCGCAACCAACGTACGCCCAGCCCCAAATTACCAGCACTGGGCTTATCGGCACTCTCCACAAGTTCAACATTGACCCAAATTATTATCCCGACCCCACTGAAAGATTAGCTAAAGAACCTAAATTAAGCAGATTTGCCTTTGGCGATAACTGGGAGCTTGAATACTCAGTTAAAACCACCGAGTACACCACCATTGACAACAGGCGCATCAGCGAGCCACAATTCACCGTTCAACTTATAGGTAAGATATTTGATGACGCTGGCGAACCGACCCCAGGGCGTTACGTTAGAAAACAGATTATCTTCTTTGAGGACCCAGATTCCGCATTAACTGTTGCCAGAGAGCGTGGGCTTAAGCCAGAAGACTTTGGCGGTGAAAAGACCTTCTTAGATGAAATGCGCTACTTAAGAATCCGTGACTGGCTACTAGAGAACTTCTACCCATCTAGCAACACCCAGAAACGAGAAAACAAGAAACAGATGGTCATAAACAACCAAGTAGTAGAATACTTTGAGGTAAGCTCCCCCAATAGTTCAGAACTGAAGTTCAATGAATTAGACGGCAAACTGAAGGGCTAAAGTGGGCTACAAACCTCACCCTAAACAGGTCCAGGCCCATCTGGCGTTCTTAACTGGTGGCTACAAGCGTGGGGTGCTCCTCTGGGGCCGCCAATGCTTGCACCCAGATACGCTAGTAGCCACAAAAACTGGGCACAAAAGAATAGCCGATATTAAAGTCGGCGAGTTAGTGATGTCCTATGGTAAGGATAAGTGGCAACAAGTAACTAATAAATGGGAATATGGGGTAGATACAGACCCTAAACCTATGTTATACTATCAGATAGATGGACAACAAATCAAAAGTACCTACGACCATAAGTTCTACTACAGCGGGAAGTATGTGGAAATCTATAAGCTTGCCTGGGGAGCGATGGCTCCCAGCCAAAGGCTTCAGCTCAAATTATTATGCGAGCAATATGGGGCGCCTTTTGACGACCAGCAAATATGGCAAACGGGGCTGGGTAGCGGTGATGAAACCAGCCAAGGACGCCAATGGGTACCTACGGACAATGATGGACGGGCATACAGTAAAAGTACACAGGGTAGTAGCTCAGACTTGGCTTCAGAACCCAGAGAACAAAGCAACAGTGAACCACATAGACAACAACAGAGCCAACAACCAGATAATAAACTTGGAGTGGGCAACCCTAAGGGAGAATATCCTACACTCTCACAAACAGGGCAGAGCTGCCAACAAACAGGGAGAAAGCTGCGGGACACACATATTAAACGAAAAACAGGTGCTAGAGATACGGGCTTTGCAGGGCAAGAAAAGCAGGAAGGAACTATCCCAGATTTACGGAGTTGCGGTTTATACGATTGGGGATATACAAAGACGAGACAGTTGGTTTCACATATAAGCGTTGAACCATGCGAACCGACAGTAGCCATAGAAGTAGGTAACAATAACTATGCTATTACCAAATCAAATATATTAGTATCAAACAGCGGTAAGTCTTATTGGTCCGTCAACCACGCCTGGCTATCAGCTGTTATTAAACAGGGGCGCTACTTTGTGGTATTTAAGACCTATAGACAGGCCCACGAGGTTGTTTGGCGCCAATATGTCCCCCTCATCCCAAAAGAGCTTATATATAAGAAGAACGAGCAAGACCTTTTAGTTGAACTTAACTACGTTCAGGGCCCAGTCAAACTACCAGACGGCACTTTAATTGAAGTTGAGCACGACGAGAACAAACCTAGAAGCACTATCCAGCTACTAGGCTCCGACCAAGCTGACTTACACCGTGGCTTTAAGGCTGACGGAATGGTCTTTGACGAGTACGCCGACCAGAACCCCGACAACTGGGACGCTGTTTACAAGCACTTCTTCACCACCACTGATGGCTGGGCAGCTTTTATCGGTACACCAAGGGGCTATAACCATTTTTGGGACTTAGTCAATTACGCACAAGAAGATGATAGGTGGTTCTATATGGAGGCGACTTGGCGAGACTCTCCTTATGTAAAGAAAGAATTTATAGAAGATGAAAGAAAAGAGGCTGAAAAACGTGGCACCCTGTCCACCTTCTTACAAGAAGTGGAGCTAGAGTTTAGGGCAGTGCAGGGAGCAGTATACCCGATGTTTGATAGAAAAATACATATATTAAAGCCATCGGACATACCAGAAGATTTAACCTATTATGGAGCGATTGACTTTGGCTGGCACACGACAGCATTTATACTCTTCGGTGTGGACAAAGACCAAAACTGGTATGCAGTAGATGAGGTTTATGGCAGAGAAGAAACGCTAGATAATATAATCCCACGCATAAAAGACAAGGTCGGCGACAAAAGACTTGTTCTAATAGTGGGCGATAGTGCCAACCGTGACGCTATAGAAGTAATGAACCGCAGCTTCCCAATAGTGGGAGTCAACAAGGCTAACGACACCAAGGGCTACCAACTCGGCATTGGGCTGATAGCTGAGAAACTTAAACCAAAGGTACAGCTTGTCGGTCCGCCTAAACCGTCTTTATACTATAGTTCTGTGTGTAAAAACCTGACGTTTGAAACTGAGGCCTATAAGTTCCCAGAGGAAAAGGCAGAACGCAATCCCAGTGATGTGCCAGTGAAAGAGAATGACCACGGACCTGATGCTACACGCTATCTGTTTTTGCACCTAAAGCACGGGCTCACAAAAGACGAAAAATTGCCAAAGAGCTCGGTGCTCCAATCTCTAAACGAGTATGGTTTTTGATGTCGTAAAAGTGTATAATCATAGATATGGGCAAGTACCACGATGAGCACAAAGACGATAAAGAATATAGAGCTAAAAATGCGCTGAGAGCTAAGAGGTGGTACCAAGAAAATAGAGATAGGGCGCTTGCTAGGATAAACGCTCAGGCGAAACTAAAGAAAAAAGAAAAGGCTGAATACGATAAAGCCTATTATCAGAAGAATAAAGAGAAAAAACGTCTGTATTATGAAAAGTGGTATGCGGCCGACCCCTCAAAGGCCTATAATAATGCCGCGAAGTGGCGAAAAGAGCACCCAATAGAGCATAACTTACATAATGGGGCTCGCCGAGCTAAAATGAACGGGGTCAAGATAGCGAAAGAAGAAATCTGCAACTGGGAATCAAGAATATGCCCCTTATGTGATACCATCATTGAAAACAAGCACCATATTGACCACATCATACCGTTATCTAAAGGTGGCAAGCACGAACCGTCTAACCTCCAGCTAACGCATCCCGTGTGTAATCTTAAAAAGCACAATAAATTAATAAATAGTATATTATAAGAACATAATATGAACCCCCGAACACAAAAGTACATAAAAGACGTCTACCAACTGATTGAATCAGTGCCTTACGGCGAAGTGACCATCTCTCTTAGGCGTGTAGACCGCAAAACAGTCCAGTTATCCACAGTTTCAGAAGAAACACTCCGCTATGTGAGCAACGAAGAGGCCATTGCCGACCTTAACGATATGGTGGCCAAACTAACAGAAGCTAGCTTTAGTGGCGAGGCTCATATAAAATTAGAAATGAAAGACGGTAATATCCAAATCATAGGGATTTTTGACAAAAAAGACACTAAATATTAAAAAAAGAGGCTAAAATGGCGGAAAAAACACAAGAAAACCCAAAAGTTACTAAAAACAATATAAGTGACGAATATTTGTATAAATATCGCAAAGATTATGAATCTGATTGGGACATTCATTCTAATTACACCAATACTTTTGACGCCTATGAATCAATGTTAATCAGCCAAGTCTACGACAGCGTATCTGGTACCACTGATAGCAGTAAAATAACCGACAGCTACGCCATGACCCTAGCTAAAGAGCGGGCAGACCGAGTTATCGCTAAATTACCTGACGGTGAGACTAAATCAGCTGGCAAGGCTGACGTCGGCAAAGCTGCTTTTATGGATATTCTTAGGCAGAAGTGGATTTATCCTAATGCTAACGCCCAGCGCCCGTTCCAAGAAAAACTAAACCTTTGGCAACTTTACTCATCGGTTTACGGCTATATGCCAATGTTCTACGACTGGAATACCAATCCTAACGGCTACATCGGACCAGACTGCTGGCTGTGGAGTCCAAGAAACCTAGTGCCTCAACAGGGCAAAGTATCTATAGAAGATATGGATTATGTCACCGCCCTTACTTGGATGGGCAGAAAACAGTTGCAGGACATCTTAGATGACCAAACCGAAACCGATGATAGCGATGAGAACAAAAACGAAATGGGCGGCTGGAATAAAAAAGCCCTACAGATGTTAATTGATTTGGCTGATGACACGACCACTGACGCTGACCAAGAAAAGGACAGTTATGTCGTTCGCAACCGAGTACCACAATCTGTTAAAAAGGGCATTTGCTTAGCTACTCGTTACGAGGCTGGCGAGGACGGACAATGGATTACCTTTGCCCCAGACCACGGTTTCTTAGAGGTTAGAAAGATTGACAACCCCCACAAAAACGGACGCATACCTTTCGTCGTGAAATACAGCCAGCCACTGTTTGATAACTTTTACGGGCTTGGCGACTTCCAAAGAGCCAAACCGCTACAATTCGCTCGTGACGGAATTAGAAACTTCTACTTCCAAGCTGTTAAGATGAACTTAGTACCACCGATTGTTGCCAATGCCAACGGCGTTATGAAGCATACCTTAGACTACCGAGCTGGTGGTGTAATGCTTGAAACTATCCCTAACAGCATCCGCCGACTTGAAACTTCCACTGCTGGTCTTGCCACCTACCAAGCCGTCCAAAGCGACCTTACTGGCAGTCTACTCAGCCTATACGGCACACAAAATGCTAGCATCCCTGGCGCTGAAGCGCTAAACCCCAGCCAAGGCAAAACCCCTGCAGCTATTACCAATTACTCCGAAAAAGAAGCTACTAGAGACGGCGCCGAACGCCGACACCTAGAAGCAGCTATTGAGCAACTAACTGACGGATTCTTCAGCTTAGTAGCCAACATCGGCACAGAAGATATTCCAATAGAGCTATTCCAAGATGACATTGAAGATATAATCAGCGCTGGCATGGACGACGTGCTTGATTTGTTTGGTGGCAATTTCCAACCAGACAAAACAATGACCGCTGGCACATTAACGATTAAGCCAGAAGAGCTAAAAGGCGTGGAGTACCGCTTCAGCATCTCTCCAGACTCAACTATGAAACTGAGCAAAGAGAGCCAACTGCAACAACTTGAGCGCATTATGAACAACATTGCCAAGTTCCAAAACCAATTCAAAGACGACCCACGGATAGAAGTTAACTGGGGCGCAATTATGAAGCAGTACGACGAACTAATGGACATCAAGGGCGCAGAAGACTTCGTAACTATAAATGACGGACCTAGCCCACAGGAGCTCCAACAGCAACAAGAACAGGCTAAAATGGAGCAAGAACAGATGATGCAACAACAGCAGTTCGCCCAAGAGCAACAAATGGCTGCTATGCAACAGAAACCTGAAGAACCTGAACCAGCAGTTGGTGGTGGTATGGTATTTAATGACAAGCACATTGCCAGTGCTGCGGACATTATAAAGTCTTTATGATATAATAAGACCTATAAACTAAAAGCAAGCCCGCTGGAGGGGCTTACTGATGATTA